GGAATTGGGTGCCGACCTGAAGATTATCGGCTTCACCGACGAGGAATTGACGCAGATCATGCAGCCGGGCGGGGCCGCAGGACTGACCGATCCGGATGATGCACCGCCTGTGCCGGAAGTGCCTGTCACGGTCCTCGGTGACCTCTGGGTCATGGGGGGGCATCGGCTGTTCTGTGGCGATTGCACCTCAGCGGACAACGTCGACCGGTTATTGCAATCCTCGGTCCCGTTTCTGTGTGTAACGGACCCGCCATATGGCGTAAATTATGACCCGGGTTGGCGCAATGTTGAGGCTGCAAAAGGTAATCTTGCCTATGCGGCGAGCCGCATAGGCAAAGTTGCAAACGACGACCGGTCCGACTGGCATGAAGCCTGGGGCCTATTCCCAGGAGATGTTATTTACTCGTGGCACCCGCCGGGTGCCACGAGTCTTGTCCACGCCAAGGCGCTTCAAGACTCGGGGTTTACCATCCGGATGCAGATCATCTGGGCAAAATCAAACTTCCAGATTGGCCGCGGTGATTATCATGTGCGACATGAGCCGTGCTGGTATGCCGTCAGGAAAGACAAGGCATCCCGGCGCACAGACGATCGAACGCAAACGACGCTCTGGCAGATAAATCTGGACAAAAACGTAGAAGGCGGGCACTCGACGCAGAAGCCGGTAGAATGCATGGAGCGCGCGATCAAGAACCATATCGCGGAAGGAATCTATGATCCGTTCGTCGGGTCCGGAACGACGATCATCGCAAGCGAACGGCAATCCCGTAGATGTTATGCGATGGAAATCGAGCCCCATTACGTCGACGTCGCCGTCGAACGCTGGCAGAACTTCACGGGCAAAGCGGCTGTTCTCGAGGGTGATGGACGCACTTTTAACGAGATCAAAGCGGAGCGGCTTGGGCCTGTGCCCATATTGCCGGTGCAAAATCCGGATCCCGTTCTGCGACCATCTGAAGGACGAGTGTAGGGTATGGCCGGAAGGAAGCCCTTACCGACTAACGTCAAAATCTTCCGCGGCAATCCGGGGCATTACCCGCTGAACGAGTATGAGCCGCGTCCGCCGACCAAGATGCCGATTTGTCCGGACCACCTTCAGGGTCGAGCGCGAGAAGAGTGGCGCAGAATCAGCAAACAACTGCACCGGATCGGCCTACTGACCATCATCGACGGCGCCGCCCTGGCCGGCTATTGTGAAGCATACGGCCGCTGGGCCGACGCCACGGAACAGGTCGCGAAGTTCGGCATGGTGATCAAGTCGCCGAATGGATATCCGATGCTCAGTCCGTTTCTATCGATTATCAACGCAGCCCTAGCGCAGATGAAGGGCTTCCTTACCGAATTCGGCATGACGCCGAGCAGCCGAAGCAGGATTTCCACTGGAAAACTTGAAGAAGAAGGCGACGAATCGAAGCGGTTCTTCGGCTAAATCGAAATTCTGGTTTGACGAAGACGAAGCGAAGCGTGCGGTGGAGTTCTGCGCCAAATTCTTGACGCACGTCAAGGGTGAGTGGGCGGGGAGTCCACTTGAGCTTGCGACGTGGGAGTCTGACTTCGTGAGGCAGTTGTTCGGCTGGAAGCGGACGTCTGATAACACGCGGAAATACCGAAAGGCGTTGCTTTTTATAGGCAGGAAGAACGGGAAAACGACTCTCGGGGCTGCTATTGCACTGTTTCTACTGTTCGCGGACAAGGAACCCGGAGCGGAGATATACTCCGTGGCGGCCGACCGCGACCAGGCGGCGATCATGTACGAGGCGGCGCGCGGGATGGTTGAGAATAACGCCGAGCTCAACCGGAGATGCGAGATTTACCGTAGGGCGATTGTCATACCGTCGACGGCCTCGGCTTACCACGTATTATCGGCCGATGCTCCCACGAAACATGGCAAAAACAGCCATGGAGTGCTGTTTGACGAGCTTCACGCGCAGCCGAATCGGGAGCTTTACGACGTGATGAAGACGTCGCAGGGTAGCCGGCGCCAGCCGTTGTTTCTCATGTTCACGACCGCGGGCTTCGACCGTCAGTCGGTATGCTTCGAGGAATATCAGTATGCCAAGCAGGTCCGCGACGGACTTATCCAGGATGATACCTACCTGCCGATGATCTACGAAGTGGGTGAAAACGCCGATTGGAAGGACGAAAAGGTCTGGAAACTGGCGAATCCGGGTCTAGGGACCAGCCCGAAGCTGGAATTCCTGCAGGAGGAGTGCCGGCGTGCGAGTGAGTCGGCCGCCTACCAGAACACCTTCCGGCGTCTGTACCTGAATCAGTGGACCGAGCAGGACACGCGCTGGATCGACATCGCCAAGTGGGATGCTTGCAACGAAACCTTCGATCCGGAGGAGATGCGTGGAAGGCGCTGCTTTATCGCCCTGGACCTCGCCACGACGACGGACATCGCAGCCGAGGCTATATGCTTCCCTCCCCGAGATAATGGCTCCTGGGCCTTCCTGTGGCGTTTCTGGGTACCTTCAGAGAACGTCCGCAAGCGATCTGTGCGAGATCGTGTCCCTTACGACGTCTGGATACGCTCGGGGCTGATCGAAGTCACGCAGGGAAACATCATCGACTACGACATCATCCGCCAGAGGGTGCTTGAGGACGTGCAGCTGTACGACGTCCAGGAAGTGGTCTACGACCGATGGGGCGCTACGCAGCTGATCACGCAGCTCCAGGGCGACGGTCTGACTTGCGTGCCGTTCGGGCAGGGATTCGCGTCTATGTCGGCACCAACAAAGGAATTCGAGAAGCTGATCATCGGGAAACTGATCATGCACAACGGTAATCAGGTAGCCCGGTGGATGATGGGGAATGTCAGCGTGCGACAAGACCCCGCCGGGAATCTTAAGCCCGACAAATCTAAGTCCAGCGAAAAAATTGATGGAATCGTGGCGGCAATCATGGCGCTCGGCCGCGCGATGGTAACAGACGCTGCAGGAAGCATCTACAACAATCCGGTGGAAGGCTGGTTATGAAGCTATTCGGCTACGAATTACGCTTAGCGAAGCAACCCAGGCCAGACCCCTGGAGCGACTTCTGGTTTTCTGGGCCTAGTTTCGAATCATCTTCCGGCGTGGACGTGAGCGAAGACTCGGCCTTGCGATATTCGACGGTCTGGGCCTGTGTTAAGGTTATCAGCGAAGACTTGGCGAGTCTCCCGTTGATCGTTTACGAACGAGAAGGCAAGAATAAGAATCGAGCCGTTGATCATCCGCTCTATCCGATTCTGCATGACGCGCCGAATCCGGAAATGACGGCGATGCAGTTCCGCGAGGCCATGCAGGCGCATATCCTGACGTGGGGAAATGCTTATGCTGAGATCGCGCGCGACGGTCGGGGATTGCCGACAGCCCTTTGGCCCCTAAATCCCGGGAAGATGCGGGTTGAACGCGACAAGGGTACGAATGAACTCGTGTACCGATACCAGGATGCGGCCGGTCCGAAGATATTTTCGAAGTCTGACATCTTGCACATCGCTGGACTCGGCTTCAATGGCCTGATCGGATATTCAGTGATCCAGTACCAGGCAGAAGCTATTGGCGCAGGCATCTCGGGGCAACAGACGCAAGGATCGACGTTCAAAAACGGCGCGCAGATGCGTCTCGCGCTTAGTCACCCGGCTCCGAAAGCTCCCGGGAAAGAGGGGCGCGACGCATTCAGGGCTGAAATGCAGAAGGAATACGGCGGATCAGCCAATGCCGGGAAGATACTGACGTTGTGGGAAGGCATGACGATCCACGCCATGAACTTCTCGCCGGCCGACGCGCAATTTCTCGACAGCCGGAAATTCTCGCAGTTGGACATATGCTCGATCTTCCGTGTCCCGCCTCACAAGATCATGAATCTTGACCGTGCGACATTCAGCAATATTGAACAGCAATCGATCAGTTACGTCGTTGACACCATCCGCCCGTGGGCCGTAAGGTGGGAACAGCAGATCAACATGAAACTGCTCGACGGAGAGAGATACTTCGCCGAACACCTCGTTGACGGCTTGTTGCGTGGCGATCTGCAGTCGCGATACAACGCATATGCGACCGCGCGCAACTGGGGATGGTTGAGCGTGAATGATATTCGTGCCCTTGAGAACATGAATCCGGTTGAACAAGGCGATATATATCTGCAGCCTCTGAACATGATCGAGGCTGGAACGCCTCCGCCGGAACCGAAGCAGAGTGTAACGCAAGAAGGCAAGACTGCGAGTGAACAATGAGGATTCCTTGGAATAAGGGAACGGCCAAGACAATTAAATATATCTGCGGATATTGCGGCAAGGAATTTAACGGGCATCCTTGGAGGATAAGCAAGTTCTGTTCTTCTACCTGTCAACATGCATCGCCGAATGCCCAGAAAGGGAAAAGTCGCGATCCGGAATCGATACGCAAGATGGTGGAGACTCGCAAGGCGAGAAGTAACTACGGGTGGACCGATATACAGAAGCTCCACTTGTCTGAGGCCACTAAGGGTACGCCGAAATCAGAAGATCACAAAAGGAAAATTGGACTCAGCAATAAAGGAAAGACCGTTCCGGTGGAGGTTAGGAAAAGACTAAGCGAAATCAAGAGGGGGATCCTATCTAATAGCGAGCAACACCGCAATATTATTGCCGAGCAAATAGAGTCATTCAGGCGAGAAGGCTTCCTCTGCGTGAGGATGGATAGTCGTCCACATCCCGATTTTGTGGCGATTAAAGACGATAAAGCTTATGCAGTTGAGGTCGAAGGGTCTCACATGAATATCGGCAAGTACACTAAATCTCCACATGATTATGCGGATATCATATGGATAAGATTTAGGAGAGACAAAAATGCCAGTTGACGTGACAGACGATTTTGTATGGATCACAGTCCGCGATGCAGGTTCCTTTGTCCCGAGTTCATTTAGGCAGATTACGATTTCAGAAGAACAGGGAATCAACGCGCGGATTGGAAAACTACAATCTGACCCACAGGGTTCGACCGTTGTGCAGGCGTACTATTTCAAAAAGTCGCAATGGTCCGTTTCGGAATCCGAGGTTTGGGTTAAGAATCATAAGCGTTCCTCGTCCATCGAGGGCCGCAAGGTTCGCTATATCGATCCGGACCAAAGTGAACTGCGATCCGAGTATGACAAAGTGGATGGGCCCCGGATATATGGCTATGCCGCAATCTTCAATCAGAAAACAAGGCTGTTCCGAGGGCTCTGGGAACAAGTCGCGCCGGGCGCGTTCTCGGAATCGCTCGATCTTGTAGCTAGAAAGAAGCACAACGTCGTCGCGCTATGGCAGCACGACATGTCGCAACCGCTCGGCGACATTGCTTCCGGAACATTGCGTGTGTGGCAGGACGACAAAGGACTCGCTTATGCCGTGAATCCCGGTAAGACGACATACGGACTCAATCTCATCGAGAACGTGAAGCGCGGAGTCGTGCGGCAATCAAGTTTCGGATTCGATATTCTGGACCATTCGGATCTGAGAGATCAGGAAACCAAGGAAGTTACCAGGACGCTCAAGAATGTAAGGTTGTGGGACGTGAGCCCGGTGACGATTGGTGCATACCCCCAGACAGAGGGCCTGGATGTGCGTGAGATGCGATCGGCCAAAGACGAAAAGGGCAATACCGTCTACCTCGATGGGGATGATGTAATCGAACCTCCCACGGTGGAGGATTCGAGCAACGTACCATCGGCGAAGGAAATCAACGATATGGTGGATGAACTGAAGAAGAAATTCAGATGATTTGTTCGCCGGAATCGACAAAACCATCGGCCGCATCTGCGGCCGTTTTAATTCGAGGTGATCATGCCTAAGAACAATGTGGATCGCGTCCTTGAGCTGCAGAAGCGCATCAATACGTTTTTGCAGGAATTGGATACGATGAAGTCGGCGGCCGCAACCGAGGGCCGCGACCAGACCGTTGAGGAGCGCAAGCGTGCGCTTGATATTATAACCATTCTCGGCGGCCTGAACGATGAACTCGACAATGAGAAGAAGGAAAACGATCTTCGTGATCGGTTGTCGCAGGTCGCGCGTGAGCCGGTGAAGCCGGAATTGACGCGCGACTCCAAGCAGGAAGAGTATCCCGGGCTTCCTCCGAGAGAACTCAGATTCAATTCATTCGGAGAGCAGCTGCAGGCGATCGTCCGCGCAAGTCAGCCGGGTGGACAGAACGATCGGCGCCTGACTCGCCAGCCTACGGGAATGGGCGAGGGGAATCCTTCCGACGGCGGATTCCTGGTTCAGACGGATTTCTCGACGGAACTCCTCCGCAACGTGTACAAGATGTCTCCGCTTGTTGCGGCCGTTCGGAAGATTCAGATCGGGGCTAATAGCAACAGCCTCAAGATCAACGCCTTCAACGAATCCAGTCGCGTGTCGTCCATCCTGGGCGGCGTGATCATGTACTGGCTCGGAGAAGGTTACGACAAG